ATATACGACTTTTTGTCGTATATACATGTTACTTATTTTGGATTAAGAATATTCTTAGATTTTCCTTGCAATACCCCCGTGAATTAAATCCGGGAATTTGTGTATGGAAATACCTTTGTTATTATACTTAATTTGAAATTTGTCTGGTGTGTTTGTTTTCAGAACTCACATCGTTATTTCACCAAGTCTGAAATGTTTTATCTATAACCCAGTGGTGTTATTGTTTATTCTTTTGGGAGAAAGAATTACCACTTTCGGCTTAAGATTTATCTTAAGCCATACAGTCAGTGATGACTTTAAATATCTGCTCTCCCCTCCGTAAATAGTTTTTTCAATTAACTATTGTGCTACTAATTGAATTTCATTTAAATTAACTGTTTGTCTATAATTTTATATCGAGAGTAAGCGTGTGGACTAAGCAACCTAGATCACTTACATCTCTTCATATGGCGTTTATCTTTACTAAAGAACAAAAATTTACAACTATATATATAGTCAAATAGGTTTGTTCAGAACTCTGAATCTGACATAGGACTACCTATTGTATCACGCAAGTGAATAGTCCGGGTATGTTGTTTATACCTTTAATTTCTTGGAAATAAAAACAACACAAAATCTCCTTGGCAGACGATTTAAAACTCCTGAGCTATCATCTATGATTTAAATAGAATTTAAATAAATTTCAACTACCATGGCTACAATTAACGAGAGAACGATCAATACGAAGTGCGGCAGATATGGCCCACAAAAAGTTTACAAGTGCTACGAATGTTTTTGGATTCAAATGAATTCGGACAAGTGTGAATGCTGCGATTCTTACTGTGTCGCTGAAGTGAAACGAAAAATAATTAAAAAGAAAAATAAAAAATTAAGTTTCATTTCTGATATGAAAGAATTAAAGAAAGAACTCGCAACTGAAATTTCGAAACAAACTCGAGATTTTTGTTGCGAAGAGATCTATCATCATGTTGTTGATAAGATCGCAGAAGCACCTGCAAAGGTGATTCAACTCATGCCTCTTTTTGGTGCTGCACCAGTAGAAGAGGATTATGATGTTGAAGAAAGTTCTGTTGTTGATGAAGATTATCTGAGTGATGAAAATCACTCAGCTTCTGACAATGACGAACGAAATTTAGGTCAACAAACTATCTTTGATGGTAAGGACATGACCAAAAAATTCTGGAGCTTTGCTGAGAGTGATTTTTCATTCCTTTTACAAGCCACAGAAATTCTGAGAAATGGAGTATCTCAGAAGGAAGCGGAAGCTTCTTTTTTCTCTAAAATATGCAAAAAACTGAATTTTAGCGATCCAATTTCGGATAAAGTTAAATTAGTTGAAGACCTTTTTTGTGTTTTCTATTTTGTGTATAAGATGCATTTACAAAAAATCTATCGTAAAGATAAAAAAGATTGTATCAAATTTACTGATATAATTGAAATTTGTCTTCTTACGTTTAAGATAATGAGTAAAGATAGTCTGATCACTATTGGTAGTGATCAGATGGGAAAATTCGTGAATAAAGTTCATGAAATTTTTGGAAAGAAAGAAGAATATGAATTTGAGGTACAATCAAATGAATTTGATTTTCATTCAATGAGAGATTTACTTGATAATTATGACCTTTTTAAAGGTTCTGTATTAATCAAAAAGATTTACAAATTGAGTATGTACTTGATTTCAAGTTCTTTGTTTGCACGTTTGGGTGTAGGTTTATCCGATTTAGGATACAACCAATTTGAGCGTGAAGCTATGAAAAAGAAGTATTATCTTGGCCCTGATTTTATTCATTGTCTTTTTGATACGGTTATTTTCCTTTGTGAGAGAGGCTATCAATCTCTACAAACAGGTTCTTTCCAACCTTTTCTTTATACGGAAAAAAGTTATGTTGAATTCGTTGAACAAGCTGAATTACTTAAACGACAATCTCGACTTTTACAGAATCCTGAGGCTCATGGTTTCAATGAAAGCTCTTTTCGAGCAGATTTGGATAAAGCAATTGAGCGAGGTGATGCTATTTGTCGATATACTGTTAAGTTAGATGCATCCGAAAAGCGTTTTTTGCGTTCATTAACAAATGAACTGCAAATGATTAAGTGTGATTTATGTACACGTGCTGCTGCACGTGAACATCGCACACCACCATACTCTATTTTGGTGAGTGGTGATTCTGGGATAGGTAAATCAACTATTAAAGATATGTTGTTCTATCATTTTGGTAAAGTTTGTAATCTTGATGTTGATAAAACATTTTGTTACACTCGTAATCCTGTTGCCAAATTTTGGGATGGTTTTACAACTTCCCAATGGGCAATCATTCTTGATGATGTTGCTTTTATGCATCCTAATAAAGCTGCTAGTGGAGATCCATCTTGTATGGAATTCTTGCAAATTATCAATGCTGTTCCTTTTGTTCCCGATCAAGCTGATCTAAATGATAAAGGGCGTACTCCATTGAGGTGTAAGTTGTGTATAGCTACTACTAATACTAGAAATCTTAATGCACATCACTATTTTTCTTTTCCATCAGCTGCTCAGCGACGTTTTCCATATGTTGTTGTTCCAACTGTTAAAATCGATTTTACCACTGAAAGTGGTATGCTTGATTCATCAAAGACTATAAATGTTTCAGGTGAATATCCCGATTATTGGAATTGGAAAGTTTTGCGCATAATGCCTACTAAACGTGGTTTAGCCACTGAAGAGGTAGTTTTGGAAACTGATGATGTTTGCGAATTTATGCAATGGTATACCAAAAGTATACAAAATTTTAATCATAATCAGACTGTTGTTGAAGAATCAATTGATGGTTTGAAAGATATTATTTTGTGTAAATTGTGTTATTTACCTGAAAAGAAATGTACTTGTGATATCCAAAGTGGTGGAACTGCTATAATTGGTGCTTACCTTTTGCATGTTTTGAATTGGACTATAGTATTATTCTGTTATAATTATTTTATGACATATGTTAATTACTATGCAAGTGTCTTTTCTGTACATACTACGGCTACTAATTGGCTTTGGTTTTCATTACCTGATTCTGTGAGACGAGGGATAACAACTATCCGTGTAAGTCGTATTGGGAAAAAAGTAGAAAGTTCTTTGAATTTTCAAACATTTGTTACTATTGGATTTTGGATGACTTTTGTCTATAAGATTTATAAGTTAACATATAAAAATAAAATTCAATCTACTGAAGGGTATAAACCTGAAGCTAAAGATCGAGAGCGTGAAAATGTGTGGTATAATGATTCATATGATTTATCATCATTTGATTTAACTCCACAAAGTACAAGTTCAAATGGTTTATCTCGTGAAGATTTTATGTCTATGATATCACGTGAATTGGTTCATATTGTGGTGACAACTGAGCGTAATACCATAGTAACGATTAAGGCAACATGTCTACGTGGACAGATTTATTTCACAAATAATCATAATATACCAAGTTTCGATACGATAACTAATCTTGATATCACGATGCAAAGTACAAAAGATGGTGTAACCACTAATCTAAGATGTGCTTTGACAAATTCAGATATTATTGAGAGAAATTCTAAAACTGATACAATCTTCTTCTATCTTAGAGGTTTACCACCCAAAAGGGGAGTTGAGAAATATCTGTTACAAAATGATGTTACTCTACGCCTTAATGGATGTTTATTATCACGTGAAGGAGATGGTTCAGTAACAAGAAGGAATGTCTCTCGAACTTTTCAAACAGCTTTTATTGGCAGTGGGAAAATACGTGAATTTAATGGCGTCATTATTGGTGTTACTAATGAAGGTGTACCTACGGTTGATGGAGACTGTGGTTCTTTATTGGTAATTGAATCACCTCTTGGTTATTTTGTGGCAGGATTTCATGTTATTGCTCAATCTGGAGTAAATAGAATTTTTTCTGTTCCAGTTACTGCGCAAACTGTGAAAAGTGTATCAGATGCTCTCAAATTTGAGATTCAAAGTGGAATGCCTATGTTATCTTCTAATCAGCAGAGAGAAGTGTTGGGGAACTCTCTCATAAATCTATTTTTAGATATTTTGATAGTGGTTCCGCAGCTGTTTATGGAAGCTTCACAGGTTTTCGTAGAGCTGGAAAATCTAGGGTTGAATTAACTCCTTTGGCACCTATTCTAAGTAAATCAGGTTATAAAATTAAATTTGGACCACCTGTAATGAAAGGATGGGAACCTTGGCGAATTGCTGCTCAGGATATGATACATCCTGTAGTGGATATCAATGGAGATGTCTTGAAAGATTGTGTAAATTCTTTTTATAATGATATTATTGGAGGTTTATCTTCCAAAGATTTAAATGAATTGCATATATACGATGATTTTACGGCTATCAACGGAGCAGATGGGGTTGCATATGTTGATAAAATTAATAGGACTACTTCTGCAGGAAATCCGTGGAAATGTTCTAAGAAGAAATTCATGTCAGCAATCCCAGAAATGTATGGAATGCAACATCCTGTTGAAGTCTCCGATGAGATTATGGATCGAGCTATGCAGATAGTTTCGACATATAAAAAAGGAGAACGTGCCTATCCAAATTTCTGTGCACATCTTAAGGATGAACCAGTTTCATTTAAAAAGATTAAAGCTAAGAAAACACGTGTCTTTACAGGCGCCCCATTTGATTGGACAATTGTTGTTAGAAAATATTTACTATCTTCTATCAGGTTGATCCAAAACAATCGAATAATCTTTGAGGCTGCGCCAGGGACAGTTGCTCAATCATATGAGTGGCATCA